AATCGAAACGCTCGATGAGACGCGCGGCCTGTATCTCCAGGATAAGGACAATTCGGCGCTCAATCAGACCTACAACATTACCGGCCCCGCCATTGTGAAAAGCGGCTACGTCGAACTGCCGGTTGTCTGGTCGAAGGGTAATTTGCCGCTGACCAGCCAGCGCATCTTGGTCACCATCATGAATCTGCCGCCTACGGCGACACCCGCGAAGTAAGGATTCCCTATGGCCATCGACCTTAACAAACTGATGCCTGCGTCTACCGCCGAGGGCCACTATGGTGCCTACGAGCCGGAAAACGCATGGGACGGTGCTGGCGCGACAGTCAGGGTCTACGTGCTGATATTTGGCCACAACATCATGCAGATCGGCTGGACTGAAGGCCAGCCTACCAAGCTTCAGGTACGCACGCGGAGACGTGATTACGCGGAGTGGGGCGACTGGACGCCGGTCGATTTACCAGCGCCACCGGAGCCGCCGGAAGAGGTCATTCCGGGGCCAGCCCTTGCCGCGCTCGATCCTAACGAAGCGATGATGGGCAGCGCCGATTTGACACTGCGCGTGCTCGGCGAGAATTACGATGAGGGGTCCGTTATCGTCTTCAATGGCGGCGATGAGGTGACGGCGTTTATTTCGGCGACGGAACTGCACACGGGGGTCAAGCCTTCGTTGGTGGGCGCGGCGATCGCCGTTCCCGTGCTGGTGCGCAACGCCGATGGCCAGCAATCCGCAGTGCTAGACTTCACTTTCACGCCGCAACCAGAACCCGAGGAGTAAACGATGACTGAGGAAACCCAAACCATCCAGCCGAAATACGGCCCCTATGTCGGTGGCCACATCACCGTGGCGAAGAAGATCGCCAAGAAGGCTATCGCCGATGGCTGGGCTGTCGATCCGTACGCGCCGCCTGCCGAGGACGCGCCGTATGACGAAGCCAAGATACTGGCTGCAACCAACGCTGCCAATGCCGCAGCAGCCGAGTTGCGGGGCGAAGCACCTCCGCCGCCGGTAGAAGCCGCATCAGCGCCTGCGACAACGACAACGACCGAAACCGCGCCGCCTGCTGAACCGGCCACTACCGAAACGGTTGAAGAATCGAAGAAAAAGAAGCCGGAAGATCCGCTCAAGCGGTCGATGGAAGCGGAAGCGAGGCCGACTGGTGGCTATGAGACCCGGTCGCCCAAGAAGTGAGCAGGAAAAAGCGGCCCAATACCAGCAAAGCGCTGGCCATCCGGCAACGTGCCACCGAAGGTGAGCCGAGGCCTGGGCCGTATCTTGTCACCAATCCGACCGGCGTCCTGCCCAACGAATGGGGGCAGTACTGGAATTATTGGCAGATGGGGTTTGACCCCATTGCCATTGGCACCAACGTCGTTGTCGAAGCGTGCGTCGATGCCTACGCGCAAACCATCGCAATGTGCCCCGGCGATCATTGGCTGCGGCAAGCTGACGGTGGACGCACGCGGGTAACGACTTCGGCGCTGTCGCGTATTCTGCGGCGCCCGAACGAATACCAGAGCCGCTCGGATTTCCTGCTTGGCCTGGGGCGCGACCTTTATATGGAAGGCAACACTTACGCACTGGCGATCAGAAACGCCCGCTTCGAAGTGGAGTCTCTCCACCCGTTCAATCCGAAGGTATCCATGCCGCTGGTCGGTCCCGGCGGCGAGATTTTTTACCAGTTGAACGGCAACAACGTCGCCGAGAAGATGATGGCAGGCTCGGCGATGCGGACGACGCACGGCCTCGTCGTGCCCGCGCGCGACGTGCTGCACGTCAAGCTGGAGCCTCGAGTAGGCGAGCCGCTGATCGGCGTTCCGCCGATCAAGCATGCGTCGGCCTCGATCGCAGCGCAGAACATGATCGGCGCGCAGCTTGTATCGTTCTTCGGCAACATGAGCCGCCCGTCCGGCGTGCTCTCGACCGACGCCAACCTGACCGTCGAACAGGTTACCGACATGCGGGCGCGCTGGAACGAGCAGGCCAAGGGCCTGAACGCAGGTGGCACGCCCATCCTGACCAACGGTCTGAAGTTCCAGCCGATGTCGGTGCCCGCCAAGGACGCCGAGATGTCGGCCCTCATGAAGTTGACGCAGGAAGAAATCTTCATGGCGTACGGCGTGCCGCCCGCCATTCTCGGCTTTACCGACAAGTCGTCCTTCGCCTCGACCGAAGCGCTGATGCAGTTCTGGCTGGCCCGCAGCCTTGGCTTTGCGATCGATCACGTCGAAGTCGCTTTCGACCACTTCTTCGGTCTCAAGGGGTGGCCGGAAGAGTATGTCGAGATGGACACCAGCGTTCTGCTTCGTCAGCAGTTCAAGGACCGGATTGAGGGTCTGGCGCGCGGCGTGCAGACGGCGATCTTCACGCCGAACGAGGCCCGCCGTTTCGAGGATCTGCCCGACAAGCCCGGTGGCGACGATCCGCGCGTTCAGCAGCAACAGGTTCCGCTCGACTGGGGTGGTTTCGAATTTCAGCCGCCGGCGCCGGCGGCACCCGCCGCGACACCGGCCAAACCAGACGACGAAGAAGAGCCAAAGCCGAAGCCGGAAGACGATGCGAAGGACATGAAGAACCTCCTGCTTACCTTCGACACAGGGGATCGGGAGTATGATCGCCAAACAGCTTGAGGATTTTGCCTACGGATTGGGCCAACGTTTCGCGGCATACCGCGAGCGCGTAGACGCGGCTTTGCGACTGTTCACTGCGGAACAGGAGGCAAAGCTTGCCAATGCCATGCTTACGCTGGAACGGGCCATTGCTGGCATAAGGAACGGCGTGGACGGCCAGCCCGGAGAAAAGGGCGACAAGGGCGACCAAGGCGAACGCGGCCTGCCAGGCGAGGCTGTACGGGGCGAGAAAGGCGATCCAGGCGAGCGCGGCCAGCCCGGTGAATCGATCAAGGGCGACAAAGGCGATCCCGGAGAATCGATCGTCGGTGAGCGTGGCGAGAAAGGTGACAAGGGCGACCAAGGCGAATCGATCGTCGGTGAGCGTGGCGAGAAGGGCGACCAAGGCGAACGCGGCTTGCCCGGAGAATCGATCGTCGGCGAACGCGGCGAGAAAGGCGATCCCGGCGATCGCGGCCAGCCCGGTGAATCGATCGTCGGTGAGCGCGGCGAGAAAGGCGATCCCGGCGAGCGTGGTTTGCCCGGAGAATCGATCGTCGGTGAACGCGGCGAAAAAGGCGATAAGGGCGATCCCGGCGAGTCAATTGTTGGCGAGCGCGGCGAAAAAGGTGACCCCGGCGAGTCGATCGCTGGCCCAAAAGGCGAAAAAGGTGATCCCGGCGAGTCGATTGTCGGTGAACGCGGCGAAAAAGGAGATCCCGGCGAGTCGATCGTTGGCGATCGCGGCGAAAAAGGCGATCCCGGCGAGCGTGGATTGCCCGGAGAATCGATCGTCGGCGAAAAAGGTGACAAGGGCGACCAAGGCGAACGCGGATTGCCCGGAGAATCGATCGTCGGCGAGAAAGGCGATCAGGGCGAGAGGGGTCTACCCGGAGAATCGATAGTCGGTGAACGTGGCGAGAAGGGCGACCAGGGCGATCGGGGCGAGCAAGGCTTGCCCGGTGAATCGATCGTCGGCGAGCGCGGCGAAAAAGGCGACCAAGGTGAGCGTGGCGAGCGAGGCTTGCCCGGAGAATCGATCAAAGGCGAGACCGGCGAGCGCGGCCCGCCGGGTGAATCAATCAAGGGCGAGAAAGGTGACGCTGGCGAATCTATCAAAGGTGACAAGGGCGATCGCGGAGATCAAGGGCTTCAAGGTGTCTTTCGAGCGCCGGAACCGTGGTCGGATAAGGTCCACTACACGGGCGATCTGGTCTTCCATGCAGGCTCGACGTTTTGCGCTCAGTGCGATACGGCGCGCCAGCCGCCACACGCGGACTGGGCGCCGGTTGCGTTGCGCGGCACGGACGGCCTGACCGGCGAACTGTGCGGCGCCTATGACCCGCAGCGGTCCTATTTCAAGATGGATAGGGTCTCCCAGAACGGCAGCGAATGGATTGCCAAGTTCGATGCCCCCGGCGAACTTCCAGGAGACGGCTGGATGCTCGGCGCGCGTGCGGGTTCCCGTGGCCATCCGGGTAAAACCGGAGGACAAGGCTTGAAGGGTGATAGGGGTGACCCTGGGATCGGCTTCCTGAAAATCTCCCGTCAGGACTGGTCGTACGTGATCGAATTGACCAACGGCGATACCATCATGCTGGACATGGAACCGTTCTTCAGACGGTACGATGGGGAGACGCGCGGCGGATGACCTACGAAGTTGTTGAGGTTGATAACGACACGCTGGCTAACGCTATGCTCGACATGGCGCGCTTTCATATGCGCGTCGATTTCTACGACGACGACGACCAGATCGTCGGCTTTCTGCAAGCCGCGATCGCGCTGTTCGAAAACCATTCCGGCTGGCGCGTGTCGACGGTCAAGATCGCGTGGGAACCGGAGGTCGGTCCCAGCACGGTGCGCCTCGCATGCCCGCTTCAGCCTGCCAGCGCCATAACGGTTATCGACAGCCTGATGGTCGATGTGACGAGCGAGTACAAGCTGTCCTCGAATGTCAACATGACCTCCGCCGTCTATTTTTCGCGGGTGGACAGAATGGTCATTCCGGCCGGCCTTCAGGTGGCCTTGACCGTTGGCTATGACGATCCGTTCAAGGTGCCGCCGATGGTGCGTAACTTGATTCTGCGGATAGCGTCCCATTTCTACGAGCACCGTGAGTCCGTCGATACGACTGGCATTTCAATCGTGCCCCAGTGGTTGAATGACTTGCTACTGGCGCACTGGATTCCACGTTGCTGATTGATGATCGATCACCGCAAAACCAAGACGCAGGTGATGATCGTGCCGAACCCGGATTTCCGTCCCGGTTTGCCCGAGAATGCGTCGAACCAGCGGCTGGCCAATGCGGTGGTCAATCTGCGTGAATCGTCTGTCGTGACGATGGCGGCGCGCGGCGTGCTGAACGCTTCGCAAGTCGGCGCCGCGTTCAAGTTTCGCAACGCATGGGAAGTTGTCGAGGGCGCGCAGCGGCAATCGGTCGGCTTTGCCGAATGGGGCGACCACGGTGGCGGTGCACCTGCTTTATCAGAGCGTTACATGGCCGCGTCCGATGATTTGCGGCAATGCCGCAGCGTGCTTGGCCTGCACGGCTTCACGCTGGTTACCCGCGTGTGCGGCGAAGGCTATTCGATCAATGATTTCTGTCCGTCGCGGCGGGCCAAGGACACCGCGACCGACATGCTGCGGGTCTACCTCGATCAACTTGCCCGGATGTGGGGCGTATGATGGTTGATCGCGTGCATGGAATCTGCGATGTTTGGATATTCCCAGAAACCGTGAACCGAGATGCCTAATTACCGAGGCGGCGCAGGCCATTTCGATCATCGCTTCGCATTTGATGAGCGCGAAGTGATCGATGACGGCTACGGCAATTTGGTTGCTGGCGACTTCAAGGAACGGTTTCAGATGCGCGCCGACATGATCGTCATGAAAGGTGGCGAGGATGTTATGGCAGCGCGCCTCGAGGGCATACAGCCGATCATCCTGCGGGTCCGCGTATGCGGGGAATCGAAGCAGATTACGACCGACTGGCGGGCGCGCGATGCTCGCACCGGAGAACTCTACAACATCATGACGATCACCAAGGACGCTTACTCGGGCAGTGTATTCGAGATGTTCTGCCGCAGCGGTGTTGCGATCGGCTGATGGCCTGGGTTCGCTTCGAAAAGGATTTCGACTGGAAGCCGAAGCCCGCCGTCACGCTTGGCTATCTCAAAGGTATGGTCGTCAGCGTTACCCGAAGCTGCGCCGAACAGGCCGTTGCGCGCGGCGTGGCGGCCTACGTGAAATCGCCTACGAGGCAAGAGCGTCATGGCATTTACCGCGAAGTGGGAAAACCGGAACTCGGTGATGGCCCGCCTGCGGGCGGTCGGGCCGAACATCGAAGTTGAGATGGCGAAGGCGCAGTTGGAGATCGCCAAGTCGCTCGCGGAGAAGATGCGCAAGCGGGCGCCGGTCGGTCTGGCGAAATGGCGCAAGCCGGGACGCAGGCCGGGGCATTACCGGCGATCGATCGTCGGCAAGAGGCTGAAGCCAGAGGATCTGGGAAAGGGCGGAACGCTTAAGGGCATGAAGTCTGGAACGACAGATCCTTTTGCGACCGGCATCTACGGGGAATTTATCTGGCACTGGATTGAATTCGGCGTGCGTAAATCGCCAGCGCGACCGCATATCTTCCCGACCTACCGGGCGGAACGAAAGTACTTCAAGCGTAAATTGCAGGCCGTCCTGAAGAAAGGTCTGAAGAAGGCCACGGCTCCTGTACCAGTGGCGGCTGCGGCATGAGCATCGATTGCACGCTTGAACTTCAGGGGGCGATCCTCGCCCATCTGAAAGCGGACCCGGCTGTTTCGGCTCTGGTCAACGGGCGCATCTACGACACGGTCCCGCCCGAAACGCAGTTTCCGTACATCAGCTTCGGGCCAGTCGATGACAACGAAGAGGATGCCGACTGCATCTACAGCAGCATGGTCTATCAGCAGATCGACGTGTGGTCGCGTGACGTCGGCTATCCCGAGGTCAAGCGCATCGCAGGCGCGGTGCGCGCCGCTCTGCACGACAAAGAGGTCGAACTGGCTCTGACGGAGAACGCTCTGGCCGATATCCGCCACCGGCAGACGACGACGGTCCGTGACCCGGACGGGCTGACCAATCACTCGATCATGGGGTTTGAGGCGCTGATCGAGCGCCGCTAGCCATCGAAGGAGAAAGTCATGGCTGTTCCCGTCACTGCGAAATTTGGCAAGATGAGGTTGTTGCTCGGGGTTTTTCCCGATGTGACGGCCCCTCTTCAGGCTACAACGAACAGCAACCCGACGCGCTGCACGGTGCTGGTTGGCGACATCACCAAATTCAAGAACGGCAAGACGGTCGTTATCGCGGGTGTCACCGGCACCGGCATGACCGTGGCCAATGGCACCTGGACGATTACCAACGTCAACAATCCCGCCAACACGTTTACGCTGGTCGGTTGCAATACGGCTGGCGCGGCTACGCCTGCGGCGGTTGTCGGCAACGCGACAACCAAGAACGAAGCCGGTGTTGTGACCTACGCGACACCATGCGGCCTGACGTCGAAGAACGCCACGATCTCCAAGAACCTCGCCGAGGTTTCGATCCCAGACTGCACCGACGAAGATGCGCCGATCTGGCTGGGACGTGATGTGCAGAGCCTGTCCTGCACGATTTCGGGCGACGGCGTTGCCGCGGCGGAATCGGTTCCGGCGTGGGATGTCGCGGCACTGTCGACGGACTCCGTGCCGATGAAAGTGGAACTGGAATTCGGTGTCGGCAACAAGGTGATCACCGGGCGCTTCCATGTCGACTCCGAGGCTTTCGCTGCCGACGCAGGAGGGCGCGTGACCCTTGCGATCAACGCGCAGAGCGACGGCGCCTGCACGGCTGTCTGGACCGCCACGCCTTAATCCAATCAAGCCATCGAGGAGAAAGTCATGGCCGTCCCAACAACCGCCAAATTTGGCAAAATGCGTCTTCTGCTCGGGGTATACCCCAATCTTGTCGTCAACCTTGTCACCTGCACGAATACCAACCCGACGCGCTTCACCGTGTCGGCGGGTGACATAGCCAAGTTCAAGAACGGCAAACAGGTCACGATCGCGGGCATCATCGCGGCGGGCATGACCGTCGCCAACGGCACCTGGACAATTACCAACGTCAACAACCCGACTAACAACGTCACGTTGGTCGGCTGCAACACGGCGGCGGCGGGTGCTGCTTCCGGCGCGGTTGGCACTGCGACAGTCAAGGACGAGGCTGGCGTAGTCACCTACACGACGCCGTGTGGCTTGACCTCCAAGAACTGCACGATCAGCAAGAACCTCGCCGAGGTGTCCATACCGGACTGCACCGACGAGGACGCGCCGATCTGGCTTGGCCGTGACGTTCAAAGTCTATCCTGCACGATCTCGGGCGACGGCGTTGCCGCGGCGGAATCGGTTCCGGCATGGGATGTCGCGGCGCTGTCCACGGACAGTGTGCCGATGAAAGTCGAGATCGAGTTCCCGGTTGGAATGAAGACAATCACCGGGCGTTTCCATGTCGATTCAGAGGCATTCGCCGCCGACGCGGGAGGGCGTGTGACGCTTGCGATCAACGCCCAGAGTGACGGTACCTGCACCGCTGTTTGGGCATAATCCCTTATGGCGACTCCCGTCACTGCCAAGTTCAGCAAGATGCGGATTTGGCTGGGCGCGTATTCCGATCTGGTTGTTCCAGTGGTCTCGGTGTCGAATACGCTCCCGGCGATCTGCACAGTCAGTGCGGCGAATATCCCCAAGTTCATCGACGGCAATCAGGTGACCATTCTAGGCATCACTGAGCCTAACGCTATGGACATAGCCAACGGCACTTGGGTGATCGCTTCAGCTAATGTCCCGCCCAATACCTTCACGCTGACCGGCGTGGATTGTACGGGCGGTGCATACCCGGCAACGATCGGCATTACCGCGACAGTCAAGAACGTGGCTGGCGGCGTCACCTACATGGCACCGTGCGGCCTCGTCTCAAAAAACTGCACGATCAACAAGAATCTGTCGGAGCACGCCATTAAGAATTGCCAGAATCCATCCGCGCCAATGTGGCTCGGACGAGAGGTTGAAAGCCTCTCCTGTTCGATTACGGGCGAAGGTGTCGCCGCTGCGGAATCCGTTCCCTACTGGCACACCGCCACGCTCTCGATCGCCAGCGTGCCGATGAAGGTCGAGGTGGAGTTCGCCATCGGCAGATCAACTATTACGGGGTTGTTCCACGTCACGTCGCAGGCGTTTGGCGCTGAAACCGGAGAGCGGGTTTCGCTCGGAATCAATGCGCAGTCGGACGGCGACTGCACCGCCGTATGGAGCACCACAGCCTTATGAGCCGCAGCGCTAAAATCACCGCGCCTTTCGCAGGCGAGGAACATGAATTCCGCATGGCCTTCGGCGATATCATGCGGCTTCAGGAGAAACTGGATCTTGGACCGTACGAGGTCGCCACACGCCTGCATGCCGGAACGTGGCGGGTTGAGGATGTGCGCGAAGTTATCCGCATCGGTCTGATCGGCGGCGGCATGGAGGTGCCGCGAGCAGCGCGAATGGTCAAGGATTTTGTCGAGGCCAATCCGATCCTCGAGAGCCTGGCGCTAGCCCAGGTCATCATGCAGGCAGGCCTTGTCGGCGCCCCGGATGAACCCGTGGGGGAATCGGCAGCGGCGGGAACACCGAACGAATCGACGATCTCCCAAACGGCAAATTAAGAGCCGCCGTTTTCTACGGCGGCGGTGCCGTTCTGGGGTTCTCGCCGCAGCAAATGGACGAGATGAGCATCTGGCAAGCCCAGACCGTGTTTGCGGGCTGGAACAAGGCGCACAACCCAGACGCCGAGAAGCCGGGTAACAAGCTGAGTGAGAAAGAAAAAGACGAAATTTGGGAATGGATGCAGGAAAAGGAAATAGACGACAACACCGTGCAAAACGGACGCATTCAATGAGGTTATCGGTCAACCCGGCGGTAACGCTCTTTTTAGGTCTCGCGCCGGGGCCAGGACCAAGAGGACCGATTAGGTGGCAACCGACTCTGAAAAACTAATTTTAAGCATCTCGGCTGACGTCACCGCCGTCAAGCGTGCGCTCGCCAAGATGTCGACCGACACCACGACTACCACCGATGGCATGGTTCGTGATTTCAAGAAGGTCGATCTGGCAGTCAAGTACTTCGCCGCCAACACGAACAAGGTCGGCGCGGCTATGCGGGACACGACTCGGCAGACGCAGGCCGCGACCGTCAATCTCACTGCCCAGATGAACGACATTGCCCAGCAATTCCAGGCGGGCACGTCGATGTATACCATCATGGCCCAACAGGGCAGTCAGGTGACGCAGGCGTTGCAGGCCGCCGGCGGCGGCATGCTTGGGTTTGCCAAGACGATCGGCGGCGCTCTCATGGGCATGCTGTCGCCGATGAACCTTGTGTCGATGGGCCTGATCGCGGTTACCGGCGTTGCCGTCTCATACTTCAAGGAGTGGATGGAAGGCGGCGAACTATCTGAAAAGGAGATGAAGAAGCAGGTCGATACGCTCTACCAGATAGCTGACGCTTATGGCGACCTGTTGCCCGCCGTCAAGAAATTCGCCGAGGCACGAAGAGAGGCGGATGCGGCTGCGGATAGAAAGCAATCGACCGAACTGGCGATCGCCGAGGATTACAAGAAGCTTCAGCCTATTATCGATAAGCTTACTGCGTCGGTTAACGATTTCAACGCCGAGGTCGCACGCGGCAGCACGTCTCCTCAAGCCAAAGCTGGTATCGAGTCGTACATCCAAAATGTGAATGAACTGGTCACGGCGTTTCAAACGCACACCTTGACCGTTGAGGATGTGCAGCAAGTCTACGATTCACTGAACGACTCGTACCTGTCGAATACCGATGCTGCCGCCGGTCTGCGTACACAGTTGAACGAACTGATGCTCGTTGCGCGAGCGCAGGCCGAAGCCGATGCAAAGGCGCGCGAAGAGGCATCAGAGATTAATATTGAACGGAAGAAGGCGGCGGAGGACTACAAGAAGGCTATGAAGGAGATGCAGGGCATCTCCAAAAGTACTGCGACCGAAGTCGAGCATATTTGGCAAGTCTTCATCGAGATGATCAACAAGGCGCGGACCGAGGCCGAGAAGCTGCGGGCCGAGATTGAGCGCGACTATGCACTGGGCCGGCTAAACACCGAGTCGTTGGGCAATTTGGCTAGGGCGCAAGTCAGCAACGACATGGACGAGTACACAAGGCTCGTCATGGGCGCTGAATCAGGTGGAGATGCTAACGCTCAGAATGCCGTTTCGACAGCGAGTGGCCAGTTCCAGTTTCTGGATAGCACGTTCAAAAAATACATCCCGTATTTGCAATCGCTGCCTGAGTTCGCCGGGCTTACGGCGCAACAAATCATGGCGCAGAAAAACAACATCGCGGTCCAGAAGGCTGCGTTCGAGAAATTCACGCAGGACAATGTCGAGTATCTCGACAAGCACAACATAGAGGTCAACAACGCTACCAAATATATGGCGCATGTTCTTGGCGCTTCGGGCGCGCGGCAGTTGATGACTGCGGCCCCCGGTACGTCTGTCTCAAGCATCTTCGGCGCCAAGGCGGCGGGGGATAATCCCAGCCTGCTTGGCGACCGCACGGTCGAGCAATCGATCGCGGCGTTCTACAAGAAGATGCGGACCGAGGAAGCGACGATTACGACGAAGGCTTCGCAACAGCGTGTCGATGACGCGCGCCAAGATGCCGAAATCCAAGGCAAGATCACCGACGCCTATGACGAGCAAGCCGCCGCCGAAGCGCAAAAGCTGAAGTACGCCGAACTGCGCCGCAACCTCGAACGCGACATGGAGGAAAAGGGCAGGGTGCCCACGGCGGAGCAGTACAAAGAGATCGAGGCGATCGCCAAGAAGCACGGCGAGACGGTTGGCCGCGAGGAAGGTACGAAAGCCGCCGAGAAAGAAGCCGAGGCGAAGAAAAAGGCGGATGAACAATCCGCGAAAACGTTCGAAGGCGCGATGCGGCGGTGGAAGGAAGAGACCGATTCGATCAACGCGCAAGAAGAGGCCATCGGCAATCTCGGCAAGAACATAGACGAGACGACGCGGAAGCGCGAGACAGCGCAGGCGGAACAGGCGATCCTTGCCGCAGCGGCGCGCGACGGGACAGCCGCCACCAAGGAAGAGGCCGCAGCGGCGAAAGAAGTCGCGGCGGCTTATGGTCTGGCGCAGGGAAAGAAGGAAGGTTTCAGGCTAGCGACCAAAGGGGCGGAGACCAGCGAATCGACGTTCGAAAGCGCGATACGGAAATGGAAGGAAGAGACCGATTCGATCAACGCGCAGGAACAGGCGATCGGTAATCTCGGCGATGCCATAGACGAGGTGACACGCAAGCGAGAGGAAGCGCAGGCACTGACGGCGATCCTCGCAGCCGCTGCCCGCGACGGGACGGCGGCTACCGAGGAAGAGGCCGCAGCGGCGCGCGAGGTGGCAGCGGCTTATGGTCTGGCGCAAGGAGCCAAGGAAGGCTTCAAGGACAAGACCAAGGAGATGTCCACCGAACAGAAGGAATTTTTCACCTTCGTTGCGGATACCGCCAAGACGGCGCTTGGCGGGTTCATCAACGATCTGCGGGAAGGCGTCGATGCGGGCGAGGCGTTCTCGAATATGCTCGATCGAATTGTTGATTCCTTGATCAACATGGCGATCGAAACGCTGTTCAGCAAAGAGATACTAGGCACGCTGCTTGGTGGTCTTGGCGGTATCGGCGGTGGTATTGCCGCGCCTGGAGCGGCAGCGGGCGGCACGGTCGGCATGGCTAGCCACGGCGACGGCAGATCATTCGCCCCATCGACATGGGCCGGTGCGCGGCGCTACGCGAAGGGTGGCATGGCGGGCCTGCGGCCAGGTGAAGTGCCGATCATCGCGCATAAGGGCGAGGTGATCATTCCGCGAGATATCGTGGATCGCAATCGCGGCAAAGTGGTCAACATGCTCGAGGAACTGTACCTGCGCAAGGGGTGGTCCGACGCACCGAAATTTGCGACCGGCGGCGTGGTAATGTCTTCACCGGGAGTGAATATGCCGACGCCTGCCGCAGGCAGCAACGCGGTTGTCGGCAGCACGATCGACAACAGTGTGCATCAGCAGAACAGCATGACGATCGACATGGCGCAGACCGGAGCGGTGGCGGCGAGCAACGAAGACGCCAAGATTTTCGCGCTTAGAATCCAGAAGCTTGTGCAACTCGAAATGGTTCGCGAGAGCCGACCAGGCGGTCTGCTCCGCACTGGGAGGACATGATGTTCGACGGCACCGTAGTATGCGCGGTTCCCGATACGCCGATTACGCGGGACGAAGAATGGCGGATCGATGTCGCGCAATTTGGCGATGGCTATGCCCAACGAATTCTCGATGGCATCAATGCGCTGAATGTAAAATTCAATGTGACTTTTGAGGAGCGGCCAGCGGACGTCATCCAGTCGATGCTCGCCTATCTCCAGAACCAAAGAGGCAATAGTTTCCAGTTCAAGGAACCGGCAACCGGCGTCCTATACGATGTCTGGTGCGATAAGTGGTCGGTCAATTGGACGATCCGCCGCTGGGACCATGCCAACCCGCTTCTCCCTCAAGCGTACTACTACGGCACGCTGTCGGCGGAGTTCGTCCGTTCCTATGGAGTGACCGGATGAGCGTCAAATCCGATATTTCGCAACTGGCACCGATGTCGCTGGTGGAGATGTTCATCTACGACGATCGCGCGATCGGCGGGGGTAACGTTTTGCGCTGGCATTCCGGCACCAAGCCGGTCGGCAATATGCCGATCGTCTGGCAGCGCGCCACCTATGAACCGTTCCCAATCGAGGCGTCGGGATTTGAAGCCAATGCCGCTGGCAAGCTGCCGCGCCCGACGTTGAAGGCGTCAAACATCGGCGGCACGCTCGGGGCTTATGTCCGGGATCTTCAGGACGCGCTCGGTGCCAAGATCATCCGCAAACGGACGCTCGGCAAATATCTGGATGCGGTGAATTTTCCGGGCGGCAATCCGTATGCTGATCCGAATACCTATTTCCCCGACGAAATTTATTACATCGCCCGCAAGGCGACGGAGAACGCGATCTTCATCGAAATGGAGTTGGCGGTTCCGTTCGATGTCGAGGGGGTGAAGTTACCGAGGTATCAGGTTCTGGCGAGCACCTGCCAGTGGGTCTACCGCAGCGCCGCCTGTTCCTATGTCGGCGGGCCGGTGCAGGACATTGACGGCAATCCGACCGGCGATTGGGCCAAGGACGAATGCCGCAAAACCTTGGCCGCGTGCCGCGCCCGCTTCGGCGCGACCGGCACCTTGCGGACATCGGCTTTCCCCGCCTCGCTGATCGCGCGGTATACATGACGCCTGATGCCGCAACGATCACGGCAGCGCTCGAGCACGCCGCCGCCTGCCAGCCTATGGAAAGCTGCGGCGTAATCGTCGCGGACGGCGCGTTCCTGCCGGTTCCTAATCTGGCGAACGAGCACGGCCACTTCATCATGGACCGCCGTGCCTTCTGCCATATCAACATCAGCCGCAAGGTCACGGCGATCGTCCATAGCCACGTCGCCTACCCGGCGGTGGCGGGCGAGACCGATCGCGTCATGTGTGAAAAAAGCGGTCTGCCCTGGATCATCGTTTCATGGCCGGACGGGCATTGGTGTTCGATCGAACCGGAGGGTTTTGAGGCGCCGCTTGTCGGGCGGGAATGGGCGTGGGGGTCTAACGATTGCTTCGGTCTGATGCGTGACGCGCTGAAGGCTTTCACGGGGATTGTGGTGCCGGATTACGATCGCGACTGGATGTTCTGGCGCGACGGCGGCAACGACATTGTCGAGAAGTTCGCGTCCACCGGCTATGTGGCAATGCCTAAAGGCACCAAGCCACGGCAGTGTGACGTGTTCGCGATGGCGTTCAGAGGCGACGTCGTTAACCATCTGGCGATGTTCCTCGAGCCGGATAAGATCCTGCACCAGCTTTACCGCCAATTGTCGGTGCGCGAACTCTACGGCGGCGTGTGGCTGGAACGGACGCGGCTGCATCTGCGCCATGAGAGGCTGCTCTGAATGGGCAAGCTGGTCGCCGTTCATCTGCATGGCCCGTTGGCCGATCGCTTTGGCCCCTTGCATCATTTCGCGGTGCAGAATCCACGCGAGGCATTATACGCGCTCGACGCCAACTATCCGGGGTTCATCGCGGCTTTTGCGGAGCATGAGCGCTACGGCGTTCTGGTCGACGACGATTGGCGCGAGGGCGAGAACGCAGCTATTTTGCCAGCGTCGAAAGAAATTCATTTTGTACCGGCGATAGAAGGCGAGGTGCCGTTCGTGGCGCTTGGCCTGACCGCTTTGTTTCCGGCTCTCAGCGCGACGGCGGCGACCATCATCGGAAGCTTGTTGGTGACGGGGTTGATGATCGGCCTCTCGTTGCTGTTCAGGCCGAAGAAGCCGCAGACAAAGGAAGCGGAGGAGATGGACGACAGCTACGTCTTCTCAGGCCCCGAAAACGTCAGTCAGCAGGGCGTGGCTGTACCGCTGATCTACGGTCGCGTGTACGCTGGCAGCGTGGTCGTGTCCGCCGGTCAGGACACTGTCGATGTGGCTACCACAACGCCTTCGTCGGGCGCGTCGAAGCCATCGTCCGGGAACAGCAGCAAACCGGCCTATAAAAAGCCGACCTATCGCGGAGGTCATGATGGACTGCTCCGCGCTCGGCGCGACATGATGACCGCGCCCATAACCTCCACCAAGGCGACGAGGGGCGTGCCTGTAACGTCCAAGAGCCTGCGCGCGTTAACGTCCAAGAGCGCGCCCGTGGCCGCGCAGATGTCGTTCGTCACGGCTAGCGCCGCCGTCGTTCCTCGCCAGTATTCGGTACTGGGTGTCTACGCTGTCGATGAAGGCATGCGGAGTTACCTCTACGGCTCGCCGATAATGGCCGGTTATATGGTCGAGAATCCGGCATCGCATGTCGTCATCGAAGAGCCTTACGAGGACTGGCCGAATTTGCTTAACGATGGTGCCGGCGTTGAGCATCTGCGTCCTACGCCGGTCGATGACTGGCCCGCGATCATCACCGACCCTGTCTATGGATTCAAACCTGAAGGCTGGGTTCCGGTTAAAACGATATGGGCTTCCGAAGAAGACTACGCGAGCCGCAAGCAAGTCCTGGTTTGGCAACCGGACTATGAGACCGAGGACGCCGTCTACAACTGGAACATGGTTCGCGGCTTCTATGTGACCGAACTTCCAATTGTAAATCCAGGCGGTGTTCCCGGCGTCTTGGTAAACATAGTGCAGGAGGAACCCGAATGGATCGCTGGTGCAGAAGTAGAAATTCCAATCCAGAATCCGGCACCATGAGCGCCTGAAAATGGACGAAGAAAAAGACAATCTACGATCAAGGCAATACGCCCGGATTGTCGATTTGATCAGCGAGGGGCCGATCAGGGGCGTCGTCAATGGCTTGCAAGGCGTCATCCTGGACGGCACCCCGCTGCAATCGGCAACGACCGGCGCGTTGGCTTTCAACAACGTCAACGTGCAATTTGTCAACGGCTATCCGGCGCAACCTATAATGTCGGGCTTCTACTCGCAGGAAGCCGAGACCTCCGTAAATCTGCAATTGAAGCAGGCGACACCGTTGCTGCGCTCCATCACCGCGCTCGATGCCGATCGCGCCCGTGTCACGGTATCGGTTCCGGGTCTATCCAATACCAATACGAAGACCGGCGAGATCGACGGCAATCAGGTGCAATATCGCATCGAGGTCGCGCCGAATGGTCTCGGTTTCCAGATGGTCGGCGATTTCACCATCAGCGGCAAGACGATGTCGAAATACCAGCGGGCGCATGTCTTCGGGCTACCGGGCGTCGGGCCGTGGCAGATCCGTCTTAGCCGGTTAACGACGGACGAGCATACATCCGACCGTGTCGAGGATACCTACTGGGACAGCTACTCGACCATCATCGATGACCGCGTGAATTACACGCGCCGCGCTTGCGTCGGTCTTCAGATCGATGCCGAACAATTCGGTACGCTGCCTAAGCGGACCTATCTGACGGACGGTTTGCTGGTCCTGATCCCGAATAATTACGACCCCTTCGCGGCGGTCAACTATGGCCCCTGGAACGGTGTGTGGGCGTTCAACTGGACGAATAATCCGGCGTGGGTCTTTTACGACCTGGTTGTCAATAACCGCTACGGACTTGGCAGTTTCATCTCGCCTGACATGGTCGACAAGTGGGCGCTCTACAAGGTAGCGGTCTTCTGCGATCAGCGTGTGCCCGATGGCCGAGGCGCTTATGAGCGGCGCTTCACCTGCAACGTCCAGATCACCAGCCAACAGGAAGCGTTCGATCTGTTGGGCGAGATCGCCAGCATCTTCCGTGGCTTTGCTTATTGGGCCGGCGGGCAACTCGTAGCCGTCGCCGACGCTCCCGCAGATCCGATCGCCCAGTACTCCAACGCCAATGTTCTCGACGGTTCGTTTTCTTACGCCGGGGCTAACATTCGCGCCCGTCACACGCAGGCCTCGACCGCCTTCGCCGACATGACGATGCTAGGCGAGCAGCGCTTCGCAGTCGTTGAGAACCGCGCGCAGATGTCGCGCTTCGGCATCCAGTCGGCTGACGATCCGGGCTTCGGATCAACATCGGAAAGCCAGTCGATCAGGGCTGGAAAATGGGCGCTCTACACCGAGGAATTCGAATCCGAGGTTATCTCATTCAAGACCGGCTTGGACACGGCATGGGTCAGACCGGGCGACATCATCCGGGTCTCTGACGTTACTATTGCCGGTGACCGGATGGGTGGCCGCGTCGTCGGCCTGCACGCGGTATACAATACCGTGGTCCTTGTCGATCAGCGACCGCCAATGGTCAACGACAAGCGCTATGTTCTGTCGTGCATCATCCCGTCCGGCAATACCACCATCATCGTTACGCGCGATGCTTATCTGTGGACCGGCGCGCCCAACGGCATCTATATCACCGCGCCGTTCCCGGCGCCGCCGCTTGCCGATTCCGTGTTTGTTCTGAACGATCCTGTCGGCTTGCAACCAACCTTGTGGCGGGTCATCACCACCAAGCAGATCGAAAACGACAAATACGAAATCGAAGCGATGCGTCACTTCCCCGAGAAGTGGGGCTACATCGAGTACGGCATCGCTTTCTCGACACCGGACATTACCAACATTCAGCGTAAGCCACCGGCTTGCACCAACCTCGTTGTCAAGGAATATTTGATTCAGACGTCGCCGATATCGGTTGGCGTAAGGGCCAACTTTTCGTGGGAATCGAAATCGACGTCATTCGAAGTTGCGTACCGCAAGTCACCGGGAAACTGGACTGTCCAGCGCACTGACGGTCTGGCGATCGACCTCCCCGTGGTCGAGGGCATGCATGATTTCCGCGTCACCGCGATCTCGCGCATCGGCATCAAGGGTGACCCGGCGACGATCAGCAAGGAAATCATCGGGCGATTCGCCCTGCCCCCAGCGCCGAAGCAATTTAGAATCCACGTCATCGACGGCGTGGCCATGTTCGACTGGTTACCCGTCACGGAACTGGACGTCATCATTGGTGGCTATTTTCAGTTGCGGCACACGGCGTCTCTGGCGGGTGCGACGTGGACGTCGGCGCAGGTCGTTATCCCGCGTGTTCCAGGTACGGCTACCAGTTGCGAAGCAACCTACCAGCCCGGTACGTGGATGCTGCGGACCTACGACATCGTGGAACGCGCTTCGGCGACGTGGGCGCTGATCGTCGGCGTTCAGGAAGATACCCGCTACGTCCAGTGGGCGCGCATCTGCGAGAATCCCGACTGGCTGGGAAATCATAACAACACCGACATCCGCATGCCGCAGGAGTGGCTGACGATCAAGACGGTCAACAGCGGTTACGTTGACGACCAGTTGGCCATGATCGACACCTGGACGGATATCGATAACACACCGATTCCTCCGGGGCAGGAGCCGGGACCGAACAACGGTGTCTATAGTTTCGTTGAACCGTTTGACGCGGGTTCGAATTTCTCGGTGCGGTTGAGCGCGGACATTCTGGCTTTTCCGTTCGCGGACCCCGGCGACTGGTTCGATGATCGCATGACCTACGCGGATACCTGGTCGAATTGGGACGATCTTGAAGGTGACTATGAAGGTCAGGTTAGCCTTCAGTTACGCATCACGAGTAACGATCCAACCGATCCAAATGCGCAATGGGGCGATTGGGTGTCGTTCACGTCCGGCGAGCATTACGGGCGCGGCTTTGAATTTCGCGCGCTGCTATCGGCACCGCCGGGGCAGAATCTCGGTGTCGAGACGCTCTGTATCCTTGGGGATTTCAAGAGCAAATACGATGAAGGCGGCGACGTTCCTTACCCCGGCGCTGATGTGATCATTTACTACCGCATCAAGTTTTTCAATGTCCCGGCGGTGGTCATCACGGTGCAGGACGCAATGGATACCGACCGCATCTGGCTGGTCGAAAAGGAGCGGGACTATTTCATCCTGCGCATAACCGATAACGCCGGGGTTCCTAACCAACAGATACGTTCCTTCGACTGGCACGCCAGCGGCTACTGAGGAAGCGCGATGTCTCAACATGATATGGTCCTCGACAACAACCCCGGCGCGACGTTCCGGGCTGATGCCAATGCCGCGCTGCTGGCGCTGGTGACGGTCAGTTCTGGCGCGACGGAGCCGCCGACCAAACGCGCCGGGATGTTCTGGCTCGATACGAGCATCACGCCGGATGGCCAATTGCGCATGCGCAATCAGGCGAACAGTGCATGGGTGGCACCACCCGGCACCATTGGTTCCAACATGAAGCGGACGATCATTACGACGTCGCAGACATGGACCAAGCCTCCCGGTTTAAAGTGGCTGGACGTAATCGTCATCGGTGGGGGTGGTGGGACAGGCGCACCGCCGCTGACCGCAGCCGCGCAAGGGTCCGGCTATTCAGGCGGTGGTGGTGGCGGTGTTAGTACCAAGCTGTATGCGGCTTCCGCGTTGGGTGCGACGGTATCCATTACGGTCGGCCCCGGCGGCGCCGTGACACCCGCCGCAGGCAGTGCGTCGATCTTCGGCGGGCAGAATGGCGGTGGTGGTGGCGCGGGGATTCTTCTTGCGGCTGGCGTTCAGGGAGCCGCTGGCGGTGGTGCCGGTGGCTCGGCGAGCGGCGGCGATGTCAATATTCCTGGTTCAGCCGGGGGGATCGCATGGCGTCTCCTGACGGCGGCGTATTCGACTGGTGGCGATGGCGGCTCAAGTGCCTTAACCAATACGCTGGTAGGGAATATCACGACGACGACGGCACCTGGCACTGTCGGAACGTTTCCGGGTTGCGGGGCGCGCGGCGGGTGCAACGCCGCTAGCCAAGCCGCCGCCGTAGGCGCGGTCGGCGGTGCCGGGGCGGTTATCCTGATTGAATACTATTGAGGAGAAGAACATGGCACGGTGGGCGATGGTACACACCGAATCTGGTTTCGTGGCTAATATGGTCGAGTGGGACGGCAACGTGAAAACCTGGAAGCCGCCACCCGGCTTCACGATGATCGAGGATAAGGAAGCCTATGCCGGTCCCGGCTTCCGTTACGAGGACGGCAAGTTCACACCGCCCCCCGGCGGCGTGGTGGAGTAAAATAAGATGGCCCAACATGACCTAGCGATTGATAATGGGCCAGGCGTGGCGGTGCGTGTCGATATGGTGGCCGCGCTTCAAGCGCTGGTCACCATCTCTAGTGGTCCGCTTGAGCCGACGACCATGTTCGCCGGGATGTTGTGGCTCGACACGTCGGTCACGCCTAACGGCTCGATCAAGATGCGGAATCTGGCCAACACCGCTTGGACGTTTCCGTCGATCTATGGTGACGATCGCGTCGGTGAGATCGCCTACTACGCGCGCCCGACGCCGCCAGCCGGATGGTTGAAGGCGAACGGCGCGATCGTTTCGCGAACAACCTACTCTGCTTTGTTTGCCGCGATCGGCACGCAATTCGGCATCGGAGATGGCGTCAATACGTTCCAGCTACCGGATTTGCGCGGGCGCTTCGTCCGGGCGTGGGACGATTCCGCCGGCGTCGATCCGTCGCGCGCCTTCGGTTCCACGCAGACCGACGACGTCAAGCATCACTCGCATACGGTGACCGTGACGGTGAACTCTGGTGGCGCGCACGCCCACACCGCCACGACGGTAGCGGGAGGATCGCACGCGCACACCGCCTATACTGACGCGCAAGGCAACCACGGCCACAGTATCTTCGGTCCTTATTGGACAGGCAGCTATCTTGAACACGATGCGTCCGATGAAAGCGATCGTGGCGTTCACTCAACTTCTTATACCCACGGCTCCAGTGCTGCGGGCAACCACGGGCACAACATTACCGTTAACGCGGGCGGTTCACATTCGCACACCCTGACGACGTCTACCGATCCTGGGCACGCCCATACCGCGTCGGCGTCCGTACCGGCTAGCGGGGGCGTTACCGGCACCGAGACGCGCCCGACGAATGTCGCGATGCTCGCCTGCATTCGCTACGCCTGATAGGTGGTCCAATGGAACTCAAGACCGGCGAACTGCAACCCAAGACAGGCGAAGAACCACTGTTCAAGCTTGGCGACCATGTTGAGAGTAATCCAGAAATAGTTAACAGCGGGGGGATCGGTACGATCATTGATATTAGGAGCATCCGGCAAGTCGAAGGCCCCGACGAGATCACGTACCTGGTTATGTATGACGGCGGCAGCGGCGAGAAAGCCTGGTGGCCGGAACTCACGCTGACACTGACGGGCGACATAATCTAACCGCACGAAAGCTGACCGATGGCAAACTGGTATGTCTGGTCTGGAGCGACCGCAGGCGGTCTTACGGGCGTCGATTGGGCCAACGCCTATATCTCGTTGGAAACGGCGGTGACCGGCAAGGTGGCTGGCGATGTTTTCTGGATTGCGCACGATCACATCCAGACGCAAGCATCGGCAGCGCTGACCATTACTTTCCCCGGAACAGCAGCGGCTCCGTGCAAAGTCTACTGCGTCAATCGTGCTGGATCGGTGCCGCCGGTTTCCGCCGATCTCAGGACGACGGCGCAGATCAATACGACTGGGACCGCTACGATCACCGTAACGGGTACTCTCAGCGAATTCTATGGCGTCCGCTTTTCAGCGGGTACTTCCACCGGCACCTCCTCGCTTAGTTTGATCGGGGCCAGCTTTCTGGGGGTTTTCCGAAACTGTCATTTCCGGCTAGCTGGCACCTCAGTCTCGTCGCGCATCACCTGCGGGACCAGTTCCGCGTCCATGTGCGTTCTGGACAATTGCACGGTTCAATTCGGCAGTACGTCTCAGCGGATGGCGTCCAGCGGTCGGGCTTACTGGTTCAACACGCCTGTCTCTACGGCGCTTCAAGGCTCGGTTCCGATATTGGGCCTGTTCGCTAGTTCAGGAAACGGTACGTGGCATGTCGAAGGCGTCGATCTAAGCGTCCTTGGCGCGAACAAGCTTGCCGATGGCACATCCGCTTTCGCTGGAAACATCTTCATAAAGGATTGCAAGCTAGGTTCCGGGGGCGCTCTGGCTGCGGCCATACCGAGTTACGGCGCGCAGGAAGTCTATATAATTCACAGCGATAATGGCGACAGGAACTATCGCAACGAGAAACACAGCTACGCATGTTCGCTGACCACCGAGACGGCTATCGTCAGGGCCGGTGGTGCATCGGACGGCACCACGGCGATCGCGTGGAAATTCGTCACGGTGGCGACCGCTATCAAGGAAGCGGCGTTCATGTCCATACCGATCACGTTCTGGAACGATTCGACGGGGGGCGCGCCACGGATCATCACTATTGAAGGGGTCTGGGACGACGCCGCGACTCCGCTAAACACGGATATCTGGCTCGAGGTGTCGTATCTCGGCACGAACGGTTTCCCGCTGGCAAAGTTTGTGTCGACCACGCTGGCGGATAATCTCGCTACGAGCGCCACGAATTATCCGCCAGGTGACGGAACGTGGACCGGCGGCATGATAATGACGTTCGCTATGTCGGTGACGATCACACCGATGGAGAAAGGCCCGGTCACCATTTACGTGCGCGCCGCCAAGCCATCGGCTACGTTCTACATCGATCCGCGACCAATCGTGACCTAGGAGGAAAGGAATGAAGATAAACTTCGGAGAGACCATTACCCAGTACGACGGCTCGCCTGTCATCGATCAGGACGGCAAGCCGGTGACACTCAGCACCATCACGGTCAACGCGATGTCGCAGGTCAAGGAGGGCATGAGCGCCAATGACAAACTCAGGAACGCGCGGCTCGCCGAAAAAGCTTACGATGCTGAAGAGTGTGAAATGACCCCGGAAGAGGTGACAATCATCCGGGCTGCTATCGGCGAGATGTACCCGCCGCTGGTCGTGCTCAAATCTTTCCGGTTACTCGGCGGCGAACCTTCGCTGCCCAAGGCGGTGGCAAATGGTTGACTCTAATGACTATCCTGACATCCCTGAAATCGTGACGCAGTGGAACGTCGGCGATCGCGTCGAACTCGCCAACAATCCAACCGGATCGACTGGCGGGACGGTACTGGAAATTGCCAACATCATGCGCGGCGAGAACACATTCGAAATCAGCTACCGTATTCAATACGATGAAGGTGGCGAGGGCTGGCATCCCGAAGGCGCGCTAGTTGCCGATGACGACGACACTCCTCCGCCCCCGGAAGGCGGGGAGGACGAACCACCGCCTGAGTAACGATGACCGAACAACCGCCCCAACCTCCCGTGCCGCAACAGCCGCCGGAAGGTTGGGTCGCGACCGTCGCTCATTTTGTCACCCACATGTCTTTGACGCAGGTGCTGATTCTGGCCTTGCTCATGGCCATCCTGATTCCGTCATATCTGGTTTGGAGAGCGCTGAACGATCCGGCCATGCTAGGGCGGTTTCTCTCGTCCTATGAGGAAATCACCAGCGATAAGATCCCATGCATCTTGAGGATTGCTAGCCTGCAAGGCGGCGGCGATCAGTTCGCAATCTCTTCCGGCTTCGCGGCGCAGGGATCGGATCAGTGGGTGGTGTCCGTGATTATGGATCGAAGGCCCAGTGAAACCGAGATCGCGTCGTACTGCGAAACTATTCAATTGCTGATCGATTACATGCGAAGACCAGACGCCCCGGCACCGACCTTCCCGGACAGTGAAGATCCGATGATATGGCGATATCCGCCACCGCCGTGAGGGTTGTGATCGTGACGCTGGCGATGATGATTCCAGGCAATTCGGAAGAGCCGGTGACTTTCACTGCCAGCCAGTGCCGCTTCCTACGTCAGCACGGCGTGGATGTGACGGACATCTGTTCACCGACAGAACCAGTGTCAAAACAGGATCGGCCAAGACCGCCGCCTAAGAAACCACCGAAGCGATGAGATACCTGATCGTGCTGGCGTTGCTCGCTGGCTGCACGACGCCCGGTGTCGAACTGAGCGATGCGCAGTGCCGGTTCTTGCAGCGGCGCGGCATTAATACGAACATCATATGTCGGCGTCATCCCGGCGCCACGCGAACGAAAGAGGCGGCAGCGGCAGCGCCGGAAAGAGGTGGCGCGCCGGTCACGCCGACAGGAGGGTCAGGTGGACGGTCTGCCGACAGTGGTGGCGGTGGTTCTGGTAGCGGCGGTGGTTCTGCTGGCGGTGGTTCTTCTGGCGGGAGCGGGGGCGGCAATCCGGGAGGCGGTGGCGGCTCGGGTGGTGGTGGTAGCGGAGGCGGTGGCGGAGGCGGAGGCGGCGGGGGTGGCGGCACGCCTGGCGGCGGTGACGGCGGCAACAGCGGTCACAACCCAGACGGCTCCACGGGGAGACCGGGTAATCCGGGGCAAGGAAACAAACCGGATGCCAATCCGGGTCATCCCTCTGACGGCGACAAACCCGGCAACGGCAAGGGGCGAAAGTAGGTGAGCGATGATCTTGCTCGAGGCCTCATCGTGGTCCTGCTTATCGGCTCCTTCATCGCGCTCATGGCCACCGTTCTGATGGGCATGATCAAGATTGAAAATCCTGAGATCGCTAAACTTATCGGCGCAGTTTTCGGTTATGTTACCGGGATGTTGTCCGCCGTGTTCGCGCATTATTTCCGCAAGAACGGAGTTTGACAGATGCTCTCCGCCATTATCACCCTGACCCTCTACATCGTCGTCCTCCTGATCCTGTGGTGGCTGATCGACTACCTGCTGAAGTCGATTCCAGTTGCAGATCCACCCGCTCGGTTTATCCGAATCGGGGCGACCGTCGTGTTCACGCTGATCGTCGTGCTGCTGATCCTGAGATTGCTGGGAGTCGGCGATATCCCCATGCCTCGCCTAGCCTGACGGAGGAACTCAGCCATGATGCCCGGTAATTTCCCGCTGACAATCTACCGCAGCGACACGGCTCGCTGGTCATTCACCTTGTGGTCCGATGCCGCGAAAACCATCCCAACGGATCTGACCGGCGCTACAGCGGCGGCGCATATTCAGCAGGCCAACACTTCACTGAAACCGCCTGTCGTGCTGACCTGCACGATCGCACCGCCGAACACCATCAATATGATTCTGGTGTCCGACGTGACAGTCGGCACGCCAGCGCGCGGCCATCAGGGCCGATGGGACATGCAGGTAACCTTCCCGAACGGTGAGGTGCAGACGGTGCTCGCGGGTACGGTCGACATCGTCGGTGACGTTACGAGGATCGCGTCATGAACCAAATCACGGTCATCGAGACCAATGGCGCAGAGGCGATCTACGTCGAGGCTTTCGATATGGTGGACGGCGTCGTTCGCGTCGATGTCATCTACCCGCCGCCCGCGATCAGTTTCGTTGAAATTCAGGTTCCCGGCATTCAGGGACCGCAGGGACCGCCCGGTGAAAGCGATCTGCACAACGCGAAGCTGACCGGAATATCGACGCTCTACAGTGATGATCCCGGTGCGCTAGGCGTACAGCTCT